GGTAAACCGTCTGAAAGCATTTTCCGACCCGGTCAATCTGGGCAACTGATAGGAGGTATTCTTTATGAGCGCACTTTCCGCATTTCTGCATCCCGCTGTTCCTACGGAAGAAAAGGAGCTTGTCATTTCCAAGCGCTTTCTCGGCGCAGATGGCAAACCTGTTCCGTTTAAGATCCGCGCCCTGACCCAGGAAGAAAATTCTTCCCTGCTCAAGGCATCCACCCGCAAGAAAAAGGTAGGCCAGCAGTGGCAGGACGAGATGGATGCCAACGAATATTCCAGCCGCATGATCGTGGCTGCAACGGTATTCCCCGACTTTCACAGCGCTGAGCTGTGCGAAAACTATAACACCAAAGATCCTGTCCAGGTCCCCGGCAAGATGCTGCTGGCCGGTGAGTTTCTCAAACTCATCACCGCAATCAACGAACTGTCCGGCTTGGATGAAGGCCCGGACGAAGAAGCAAAAAACTGATCGCCGGGGACCTCTGGGATATTGATGTTCTGACAGCTTACTACTGTTTTGACAATCTCGGCTGGTCCCCCGGTCAATACGATGCCCTGCCGGAGCGTGAAAAGGCTCTGGTCCGGGCATTTGCTTTGCGTACAATGGAAAAGCGCTTAAAAGAATCCCGACAGATGAAGGAGGCTGGACACAGTGGCTGATATCCATTCCCGGTTCATTCTGGACGATCAGGCTTCCAATCCGCTGGCCGGGTATATCACAGTCGCAAAGAATGCGGCTTCTGCCACCACCGCTGCACAGCGCCAGCTGAAAAGCTATGAATCCGCACTGCGGATC